TTAACGCTGTGCTTCTTTTTTTATTTTATCTTTAATTTCTTTATCTAACATTGTTTTTAGAATTTTTTCTATGTCCTTATCATATGTACCATCATCTTTAATTTGACCACTATCTATAAAAGTATCAATTAATTTGTTTAAAGAAGCTAATCCAACATAGTCATCAGTTCCAAATAACCAATAATGAACACTTTTACCTGTCATTTCTGATAATGCCTGTAGAAAAGTATTGCTTACAGGTTTTTTTCCATTTACAATTTTACTTACAAATCCAATACTCAATCCAGCTTTAGTAGCAATATCAACTTGTTTTATACCGTTAATTTTCATATATGTACTTATTCTTTCGCATACATCATTCATAATTATTAACCTCTTTTATTTTATATTTGTTTTATTTTATATAGTCAATATTACATTATTTATTTCGTATAGTCAATAAAGGGAAACATAAGTAAACTATAGATAATATATAGAAGGAATATAAATATATATATATATATTTAATTAGGGAAAAAGGAAATAAGTGTTTACAATAGTAAAAATGTGAAATGTTAAGTAAAAAAGAGTATTTGCTAGATAATTAAGCTATATTATACAATAAAATACTTTCCCTAACTTTCCCTAACTTTCCTTTTAGGGTATAATGAAAACATACCAAGTGAGAGGGGGATTAAGAAAATGTCATTAGATATAAAAGCAGTTAAAAGAATAATGATCAAGAAAAACATTAACAATCTGAATTTAGCCGAAAAGATGAAAGTTACGCCAGGAAGAGTTTCAAAAATCCTTAATGATAATGTAAAGCGCTACAGAGTCAATACAATTCATTCTTTAGCAGTTGCATTAGAAGTTGAAGCAGATGAAATTCTAAAGGAGGACTAGCTTATGAAAGAATCTGAAAGATATTTAATTGAATTATTAAAAAAATTAAATAAGTAGTTTACAGAATAATTTATTGGTCAACCACTTAGGAATAGATAAAGCCTGTAGGTGGCTATGAAATAGTAGTTGCAAGACCGTTTATTAATAGGAGGAATTAGTTATGGTTTTTAAGTTTTTATTATGGTTAAAAGAGGAAGTTACTAAAGAACAATTTAAAATGATTTTGGATGCAACTGACCAAGATATTAAGTTTAATAGAATTGTATTTGGAAAAAGAACTAATCAAATGGAATATGTAAATATTTGTAGTAGAATAGCACAGACTATTATAAGAGCAGGTATTTAAAATGATTATCTTTAAAATAGTTAAAATTTCACAAGATAAAGAAAAAATAAAAAACCTTACTGAAAAAGTTAAAAACAGAAGAGAAAAAGGAGATATTAATCCTTTTAAAGATATTCTACAAAGAGAAATTAATAAAGGGTTAAGTGAAGAAAAGTTTGATGATAGTTGCACTATTGAAGAAATGTTTTAATGAGAAGCGTAACAGCTACAAAATGCTAGTGCCATTAGTAACAAGATAGAATTTATAAAGTGTACAAGTTTAGTATCACATAAATTAGTTAAGAAGAATACTTAGTAATTGTAAAGGTTGGGAGGAATAGAAATGAAAATAAATTATTTCATGGATAGTGAAGGCTTTGAAGAATATTTTACATTTGATCCGATAGAAGGTGAAGAATATGAGTAAGGTTAGCTTAGCATTATTGAAACAGAGAAGTGCAGCAGTTGAAAGTTGTGTAAGTGAAATAGAAAATATGAGTATTAATAAATATGGAGAACAGACAGAGGTAGCTGAAGGTTTAAGAAATAATTGGGACTTGCTTTATAGCATGGTACTTGATTTACATGAGAACATACAGGATTTCATGGGGGAAGTCAAAGAATAAATTTGGTAACTGAGACAATGTCTAAACTAAATTATAAAAAGAATAGTTTAAAGATTATACAAGATATAAAGACAAGCAGTTTAACTTATAGGAGGTTTAGGAGTGAAAGATTTAAATGAGATAGATTTAAAAGTGTTAATAGAACAAGAAATAGGAGAAAAATTTAACAGAGATGGGTATATTAAATGCCCATTCCATTCAGAAAAAACACCCTCTATGAGTGTGAAATTTTTTCCAAATGCAAATAAGCAAAGATATAAGTGTTGGGGGTGTGAGTGCAAAGGAGATGCAATAGATTTCATTATGAATTATAAAAACATGAAATATAATGAAGCACGTGAATATTTAGGTCTAGAATTTCAAAAGAGTGTTGTAGAGGATTATGAGGAAATAATAAGAAAGTTTGTACGTAATCAAGTGGCAAATGGAAATAAAAATGGGTATAAGCCTTTAGGAATATACACTTTTGTAAATGAAAATAATAAACCTATTTATTCAAAAGTTAAATTCTTGAAACCTGATAAAAAAAAAGAAACACCTTATTATCATATTGAAGATGGACGAGTGATTAATAATCGTAGTCATGAGGAAGTACCATATAACTATTGTAATTTACTACAAGGAATTACTAACGGAAAGATAGTAATTATAGTTGAAGGAGAAAAAGATGTTAATACATTAAGCTATATACTAAATAGAAATGAGTATGTTGTTACGAGTCTAAAAGGTTTTAAAGCTTATGACAAAATCAAAACTGAATTTATGAAAGTGTATGTAATAGGTGATACTGGAGAAGCTGGCTTTAAATATGTTGATAACATTAAATATAATTTCTTGAGTACATGTAAGAGTTTTAAAGTAATTAATTTGCAGGGAATACAGGCATTAGGAGATAATAAAGATGTAACTGATTGGTTAGAATCAGGACATACACGAGCAGATCTACTAAATTGCTTTAATAGAAGTCTTGATCTAAAAGATAAAGAAGAATTACAGCAAGATAAAAAAGGAATTTACTATTTTAAATTTAAAAAGGCTGATGATATTGCTATAAGATCCTATATTACTAATTTTAATATTCTTGAAGCAAGCAAGGTTAGTAAAGTTGATGAAGATATACAAGGTATAAGAATTAAGATTAAAAGTTGCATTGATGGTAGAATTGTAGAAAAAATTGGAGATAGTAAGATTTTTAATGATGTAAAAACTTTTAGAAATATATTAGGTATGGATTACAGTTTTACAGGAACTAATGTTAATGATCTTGTAAGACTTAAAGATTGGATAAATAAATATTTTGCTTTAGATGATAAAAAGATTTATACGGGGACTAAATTTTTACCTGTAGAAGGTTCTGATAAATTTGAATTAATTACAGCAGCAGGAGCATTAAAAAGTGATTCAAATGATCAGAACAAAGTTTCTGAAAATACAAAAATTAATATTATAGATGTGAAACCTATAGAAAAAGAAGGGCTTAAGGAAGTAATGCAGTATATTTTTAAATTCTTAGAATTTAGAAAGGCAGTAAGTATTATTGGAAGCTTGATATCCTTTTTACAAGTTGCTCAAAGCATTGCTAGCAAGAATACATTACATCATCTTCTGATTGTTGGAGAATCTGAAAGTGGTAAATCTACAATTCTTAAAAAGATAATTGCACCACTTTTAAATATGGATATTAAAGAAATTGAAACTTTTGCAAGTTCCCCATTCTCTTTACAGGGGAAAATGAATATTGGAAATTATCCACTTTTAATTGATGAATTTAAACCTAGTATGTTCGACTCATACAAGGTTAAATCGTTAAGTAATATTTTCCGAGTTTCATATGAAAGACAGCCTATTAGCCGTGGAAGTAAGAATTTTGAAGTAAAAGAGTTCTATCTTGAAAGACCTTTGATAATGTGTGGTGAAGAATCGTATTCTAATGGAGAAAAAGCTAATATGACAAGAAGTTGCATAGTTTACATAGGTAAAAAAGATAGAACGCTAGAAAGTTCTAAAGCAGTTTATTGGTTTACAAATCATGAAGAATTACTAAATAAATTGGGAAAAAGCTTAATCCTTGAAATACTTAATCTACCTGTAACAGAGTATAAAACTCTAAGGGAAGAGTTGAAAAATAAATTTAAATTAAAAGATAGACCACTTAACACAGCAATTAACATAAGTTGTGGAATTGAATTATTGAATAAAGTATTAATTAAGAATGATATTGAACCTATAAAAGATTATTATGAATCAGTTCAACAAAATATGTTTGAAGAAGTATTAGATGGAAGAGAAGATGCAAGAAGTACAGTAGAACAAATGCTATGTTTATATAATGATATGCTGCAGGATAATAAAAGTTATTGTAACATTGATGCAATTAAGTATGGAGGTTTTCAAACTGGAGACAAGGGGAAAATTTATATAAGAACTCAACTGATTATCGATAGTATTTTTAAATATATCAAGGATTATGATTCAGTTGATATTAAACCTATAAAATCAAAAGATTTTAAAAAACAAGCCAAGAAGTCAGGCTATATTATTAAATGTTCATCTAAGCAAAAGCGTGTAGGAGCATATCAAAATTATCCTGGGAACAACGCCTGGTTTGATGAATATGATAGAGATATGTTAGTTAAATTAAATCTTGATAGTATTGTTGAATGTGATGGATGAGACTAGGTTGTTAATTTTACAGAAATTTAATAAATAAAAAACAACTAAGCATCATGTGAATAAAAAGAGTTATTAATAATTATATATTATTAATAACTTAGAGAAATTATTTTAAAAAAGAAAAATTGTTGAAACTAAAAGAAGTAAAGTAAGTAGATGATGATGTCTATAGGTGTAACAAAATTTGTAACGAAATAAATTGATTTTTGTTACAGCCTTAAAGCAGGTAATAGAAATGTGTAAGAAAATTTTTAAAAAGACAGTGTAACAAATTCAAAGAAAATTGTTACGTTCTTAAACCCTCATTGTTAAGCCATATCCTTTATATATATAATAATATGTAACAATAAATATAAATAAATATAAATAAATAGAGATATTTATTTAAAAGATAAGCAAATAGGATTTCAAAAATTGTTACAAATGTGATTAAACTTTTAAAGTGGTTTATTTAGTTGGGCTAGAGTGTGATAAAGTATACTTGATTTTTGTTACATAAATATTTTTGATAAATTTAATAACCTAAAAATGTAGTGAGGAAGTGAACTTAATGGAAGATAAATTTAAATTAACAGAAAAACATTTATATAACTATAATGATATAGATAAACTAAATAAACTTACAGATATAAAAATTAAGCAACTATTAAATGATGTATCAGTAAAATCAATTAATTATGATGAAAAATCAAGTCCTACTAATGAATTCTATAGTAGTGTTGAAGAGGAGGTCATAAAACGTGATGAACATATAAAAAGTAAGATTGATCAACTTAGAAAAGAAAAAGAAAACAGAATTATTGAAAAAGAATTAATTGATAATGCACTTCAATTATTATTAGAAGAAGAAAGAAAACTTGTAGAACTTAGATATTTTAAAGAAAAGCTAAGTTGGACAAGTATTGCGTTAAAATTAAACGTAAGTCAGGATACTTGCATCAGAATGAGGAAAAAAATAATATGTGAATTAAGTAATTGGATTAATTAACTTATGCATTAAGCATAATTACTTGTTAATTAGAATATACTATTAAGTTAGTTATTTTGAGGTTTATAAAGGTTATATAATGATATTGTTGAAAGAGTTAGTTAAGAACTCTTGAACATAATTATTGTCCCTTTAAATTGCAATCTAATATATTTAAAGCAACTAAGTATTAATTTGTTTAGTTGCTTTTTTATATAAGTTACTTTAAATGCGATTAGAGAGTATTTTATGATAATGTATATTTAGAAAACATCTCTAGGGGACGAATAGACGTATTAAATAGAATATTTATAAGAGAAGGAGATGATTGTATTGATTCTAGATGAAAAAAATCAACGAAATTGAATATTTACTTATTAAAATTAAACGTTACAGAAAAGTAGCATAACTCCTTAGGTATATAGGGAAATCATTAAAAGTTTAGGGTTAAGCTTGATAGGCAAAGAGAATTACTGAAATATGGGTAGTTAATAAAATATCTTATATTTAAAATGAAAGCACCCGCATAGGGTAAATTATTTATGATTGTTGGATTGGGAGCTCTTAAACTGAGAAACTATTTAGAAAATATATACCAAAAGAGTTAAAGGAGAGTTAAAAAATGATAAGATATAATGAATTTCTCTATTTTGTAGGTAATATAATAAAAGAACATTTTAAAAATTGTACATTAGTATCAAAAAAAAATCAAGAAGATATAAATGGACCAATGTTTTATGTTGAAGTAATACCAGTGTCTAGCAATAGCTATAAATATTATATTGATAAGGTAGTAAATTTAACAATAACTTATACAGACAAAGTTGTTGATAATGAAAAATTAAATAATGTGTTAAATGAATTGGAGAGTATTTTTGATTTAGGAATTAAAATTAATGATACTTTTTTTATCTTCAAAAGTAAAGATTCAAGAATAGAAGATGGTTTCCTAACTTTTAATCTAACAATAAATTATAAGGATAATAAAGATGTTATTGATGAAAATGACGTTTATTCAGCGATGCTGGAAGAATTGTATTTAGATCTATAACAGTGAGAGGAGTAATAAATTAAATGAGTAATGGAATTAAAATTATACTAAGAGCTTTAACAGATTCAGCTATGATAAGAAGTAAACGAGGGATTGTAGTTCTTATATTACAAGATAATTTAGATGGGGTTAAAATATATAAAGGTAAACAATATGTAAAAGATACCTTTACAATCTCTAACAAAGCAATAATTGAAAAGTGTTTTACCAAATATGCAGTTAATACATTAAAAGTAGTGTGTTATTCGGAAAGTATTTCAGAAGCATTAACAAAATTAAATAATGATAAATTTAATTATTTATCATGTCCTTCAGCAACTAGTGATTCTGATAAAAAATTAATAGCAGATTTTATAAAGGAGCAACGAGAATCTAATAATATTTTAGTACATGCTGTGTTGAATAAATATAAAGCAGACCATGAAGGAATTATATCTTTTGATAATGATTCAGTAACTACGGATTTAGAATTAACTGGAGCAGAGTATTGTGTTGATGTTGCTTGTCAAATAGCTACAGTAGGATTTGATAGAAGTTTAACGGGACTATTAGTTAATGATGTAATAAACGCTAGTAAAATAGAAGATATTGATACAGTTACAGAAGCAGGAGGTATATGTCTTTATTATGATCATGATTTAGAAGGTTACGTATTCTCTGATGGTGTAAATAGTAAAACGACTATTAAAGATAATGAAAAAGATGTGTTAAAGAAAATAAGAATATGTGAAATATTTGATATGGTAAGAGATGATTTAAAAGTTAGTTTCAAGAAGTCATATCGTGGAAAATATGGTAACAGCTATAATAGAAGAAAATTAATAAGAGATGCTTTTAATCTTTACTTTAAGACATTGCAAAAACAAGGCGTATTAAATGAAGATGAAGAGTGTTCATGTTGGCTAAATGTTGAAAGAACTAGAGCGTATTTAGAAGCTAAGAATGTTGACACAAGTGATATGAGTGATGAAGAAGTATTAAAGAAAGATGTTGATAACAATCTTTTCTTAAAAGGTAGAATATATGCTTTAGATACAACTGATAAGCTTGAATTTGAATTAAATTATTAGTAGGGGGAAGATTAGATAATGGCAAAATTAAGAGAACAAGACTTTTTAAATAATAAGTTTTTTACGTTATGGTTTAATGGTGAAGAAAAGGCGCAAGTTATAACAGCAAGTGCTAAATCTACTTTGGAGAGCCAAAAGTTACCTGTAGCAGGTTCTGTGGGTAAGATTATATTAATTACTGGTGCAGATGGAAGTGGTTCTTTAAGTTTCTATAAGCTAATAGACGATACTTTAAACCAAGATATAAATGGCTGTATAAAGAATGGAAGACCATTTGTATTCGACTTAATTGGAGAAGTAGAAAATAAATCTACAGGAGGTACATATAGAGTACTTATAGAAAACTGTACTATTACATCATTTGAAGTATTAAATGTTGATATTGGTAGCGCAGATGCGATGAAGCAAAGTTATGACTTTGAATACAACCCAGAAGATGTAGATATCCAATAGAACTTAGATTAATTTCTAGGTTCTTTTTTATATAAGAAAGGAATGAATATTTAATGCAATTAACAATAGAAAATTTATTAGAAAGTAAAGGAATTATAGAAGGAGAAACAGGGGTAAAAACAACTAATTTGGGCATTAAAAGATTAGGTGGAGAAATAACAATACAAAGTTTAGATCCTAAGAAATTAGAACAAATATTAAAGGAAGCAAATTCTGGAAAAAGCACATTGGAATTAAATAAAAAGATAATTTATATGAGTGTAATAGACCCTAATCTAAAAGATAATGAATTATTAAAGGGATATGGTTGTAAAAATAATCCTTATGAAATTGTAGAAAAAATATTCACTATAACAGAAATAGGAATTATAGCAGATAAAATAGCGAAATTAAATGGACTGGATGATGTTAAAAACTTAGAAGATTTTGTGGTAGAAATAAAAAACTAATAGAGGAAGATATAGAAGCAAGAATGTTAAGTTACTATATTAACAAAGGCTTTAACTTAGGTTACTTATTAAATCTAACATACCACGAAAAAGCCTTTTTTATATCTTCTATGTGTCATGAAATTGAAAATAGTAGGGAAGAACAATTAGCATTAAATCCTTTTTTTATAAAGAAAAAATAAGCAAGAAAGGAGAAGATTAGATGTCTAATTTATACGATGGAACATTAATTGTTAGGAATGGATTCCAGAATACTTTTAACCAATTATCTAGCAACATTAATAGAGCAGAAAATCAATTTAAGAGATTTTCTAATACATCTACAAATAATGCTAATAAATCAGGGCGAGCGTGGAGAGATAGTTTTAGTGGAGCGACCAAGTCATTTGATAAGTTTTATAGTAATGCAAAAGGCAAATTAGCAAAGATTACATCAGGTTTTTTAAATATGCAAACTGCTATAAGTGGATTTAAAGCAATGTTTGAGAGTGGAATGGAGTTCCAAAACGCAAGATTAGTCCTAAATCAAGCATTTGGAAGTGAAGAAATGGGTGCTAAAAAGTTTAAATTTGCTCAAAATTTCGCTAGTAAAACACCATTTGATACAAAAGAAGTAGCAAATGCTCTTATAAGGGCAAAGATGTTAGGATTAGATACTAGCGAAACTGCCTTTAATAGATATTCTGACTTAGGTTCATTTGCTAAATTAACTGGTACAGGAGATTTATCTAGTGTTGTAGATGCTGTTTCGGATATGCGTAACGGAAAATGGGAAAGTTTACAAACTATATTTGGGATTAAGCAAAGTCAAGTAGAAGATTTTGGAAAGAGTAATGGCATGGGTAAATTTACAAATAAAGAGGGTCAAATAACAGATGTAAATAAACTTATGGAAGTATTTTATGCATACATAGACAAAATTGGTATTACAGGAATGACAGGAACATTCGATAAGACCTTTAAAGGTAGATTAGGGGGATTAGGCAACCAGTGGCAAAAAACATTAGCAAGTTTAGGTGGCATAAATAATAAAGGAGAAGTAGAAGAAGGTGGATTATTTGATATAGCAGGTAAAGGACTAGAGAAACTAATGAATGCATTAGAAAGATTTAGTAAGAGTGAATCATTTGGTAAGATTAAACGTGTTTTAGAACAGTTTGGAGAGGCTTTAGCAATGGGGTTAGACTACTTAACGACACATCCAGAGGTTATAGATATATTATTAAATCTTGGCGGAGCATTTATAGCTCTTAAAGTTGTTAGCACAGTTCTTAAGTCATTTAAAGACTTTTCTGGTGCACTAGGTGGTATTCCTGCTATTATGGAGACTGTTATAATGGCTATTAAATCCTTAACTGGAATGAATGTAGCAGGTAGTATGGCAGGTGCAAAGGTTGCGGGAAATGCTATGGCAGGTGGTATGGCTAGAAGTGCAGGAGCAAGTATTGCAGGAAGTACAGTTGGCAAAGTTGTAAGCAAAGTTGGTTCAAAAGCATCTATTCCCGCTCTTGTAGTAGGGTTAGCTTTAGAAGGGGCTAATGTGTTACTAAACGAAAATAGTCTAATTCGTAAAGGTATAAATGGTGCAATTAACGGTGTTATATCTCCATTTACTGGTGGAAAGAAAATAGACAGCATGGCTTGGTTGGTGAAAGGTTTTTACAAAATGGAAAGTAGTGCATTTAACAAATTTGGTTGGCTTAGTACAGAAAGAAACGACCAAATGCACAGTAATTTAGATGCTTACTACCAGAGCAGAAGCGATTATATGAATGGAAAATCTGACTCTTATTTATCAGTAATGGATGTAATTAAAGATTCTGGAAGAACAGATATGAGTAGTCCAACAGTTCAAATACACGTAGATAAGATAGAAAAAGACGTTGATACAGATAGTTTATTAACAAAGATAACTAGTATTTTCAATAAGAAAAGTTCAATAAATTCAGTCAATGGTTAAACAAAAGGAAGGTGAATAATATGGCTGATGAAAGACGATATTTTAAGGTGACTGGTAAAGCTGATAACTATTCTCTTATATTTCCAATCACCCCCTTCCCTAAGTTTTCTGCGAGTGTAGAGACAAAATCAGAGCGATTAATTGGGGTTGGTGAGGTAGATTTAGGACATACTAAGAACTTAATGAGATGCGTTATAACAGGAATAATACCACACCCAAACAATAATTATCCATTTTTATTAGTGCCTGCAAAATCCACAGCAACATATATAAATTGGTTTAAGAAGTGGTTAGACAATCAAAATGACTTATTAATCGAATATTATACAAAAGACCAAAAAATAGCCCACTTAGACTGTAGAATACAAGATTTTGAGTGGTCAGAAGAAGATGGAACTAAAAATATACATTATACAATAACATTTAAAGAGTATAGAAATATAACTATAAATAATGGCGAAACTAATGGAAAGCAAGTCGCAGAATCTTATGGTAGTAGCGTTTATTATGTAGCCGATGGAGACACGCTTATTTCAATTGCTACAAAGTTATTTGGTGATAGTAGTAAGTGGAGTTATTTACAAAAGATTAATGGGCTTACTAATCCACTCTTTATTTACGATGGACAAGCAATAAAATTATATTAGGAGGTGATTGTTTGATAGATTTAAGTTTAACTGTGCAAAAGTGGAACGACGACTACAACACAATAGAAATAAAAGACCTTTGTACAAGTATTAAAATGAACACAAGTATTAAGAATGTTACAACAGAATTGCAATTCACAATTGGTTATGAGTATAAAAATTATTATTATTATAACTTTGAACTTGGAGACATAGTATATCTTTGTGTAAACGGACAACAAATGTTCTATGGCAAAATAACTGATAGCGAGTTTAATTTAGGTTCTAACACACAAACATTCACCTGTTATGACCTTGTATGGTGGGTATGTAAGAACAATATTACAGAAAACTTTAGAGACGTTACAGTAAAACAAGCTATATGGACTGTGTTTAGTAAGTTCGATTCCACAAAATTTGACGTAGATGTAAATGAATTGGGTAAATATGCTGATATGAAGATAAGCAATCATAGAATCAAAAATAAGTCTGCTAAGGACGTCCTATTAGCTATTATGAGTGATGTAACACGTATGACAGGTATCTATTACTATATACATATGGACTTTAAAGGGCGTGTAGTCGTTACAGAGTGCGATAAGTATTATAGTGAACTAACTATACAGCAATCTAGTGAGGACGTAGCAAATGGCAATCTGATTGATTATACGGTCACTAGAAGTATTCAGGATATGGTTAATAGGGTTATTATATATGACAGCGAATATGTAGAAATAGCCCCACTATATCCAGAAAATACGTTAAGTGCTAGAGAAACAAATAAGAATCGTTATGGAATAATCCAAGACACAGTAGTTTTAAGCAAAGATGAAGATTTAGATGCTTTAATAAAAGAAGCCGATGAAGATGAAGATATAGATGGATTAACTGGAAAAGAGCAAGCAAAGATTGCACACGCATATAATAGTAAATTATTAAAGATTGAGAACCAACTTAAAACAACTGGATATCCAACATCGGAAGTATTAGTTAAATGTTTAGGTGATATTAATTATAAGGTTGGTTATGGTGTAATGTGTAAGCTTCCCGACAGCGAATTTTATGACAAGTTTATGTATATAACAGCTAGTGAGTTTGATTTTATACCAAATTCTGACCATTGGATAAATATGCTTACATTAAGTCCAAGCAAACATAAAGAATTAACTACATGGTCAGATATAGAAGAAGTTGTAGTTGATAAGAATGGTAATATAATTCAAGGCGAAGGTAGCACACTTGGTAATAGTGCTGTTATTAAGAAAGCTTTAGAATGGGCTTATGAAACAGCTAATAATGATAATATAGGCTATAGTCAAAATATGAATCTTAGATGGGGAACAGATTATTATGATTGTAGTACTTTTGTAATTACAGCTTATCGTTATGCAGGCTTATCACTTGAAGGAGCAACTTATACAGGTAATATGTATCATACATTCTTAGCAGAAGGATTTGAAGATGTTACAAGTGAGGTTAATTTAGCGACAGGTGAGGGCTTAATAGCAGGAGATGTATTATTAAATACTATACAACATACAGAAATATATACTGGAAATGGTAAGAAAATAGGTGCACACTCTGGTAGGTCGCCAAAACCAGACCAAGTATCAGAAAATAACTATGTTAACTATCCATGGAACTATGTATTAAGATACGTTATAACTGAAAATGAGGGCGAAGAGGACGTTGATTTAGGTGGTAATAGTGGATTAGTTTCTAACAAGTATATCGAGTTACTTAAAAGCTTGGAAGGTTTCACACCTACATGGGACAATTCTAGTAAAACTGGTGCTATTGGTTATGGTACAGATGCTAGTGGTAACGTTGGAGAAAGACTAAAGAAACAAGGTGTAACTGTTTGTACAAAGAAAGAAGCGGAAGAGTGGCTTAGAGAAGAAATAGATTATTGGTCTAAATTAGTTAAAAAGAAATGTGATGCCATGAATGTAAGACTAGACCAACAACGTTTCGATGTTATGGTTGACATCTGTTACCAATGGGGCGAACAACAATGGGCATTACTTGACCTAATGGCAGAGTCGGGTAGTATGTCTGAGGTTAAATCTTATATTATGGGATTAGGCTATCCAAGAAGAGATAAGGCAAGAGTTAATATGTTAAGTGGTAGATATGAAATAGACGAATAAAACACATAAGGACGTGATTTAATGTTAATAGAAGATATATTTATGGACTCTTTTAGAAATAGTGCTATTGAGTCTGTAGATATTAAAGAAACAGCTATAGGCATTGTAGAAGCACTTAATCCATTACAAATAAGAGTAGATGGTCTACATCTTGACTATAGCGAACTCTATGTTAATTACGACCTATTAGAGCATACAGAGACGTTTAAAACACTTACTGGAACTGTTGGAGATAGAACAACAACTATTTCTAACGGTTCTATTACTTTTAATGGTAAATTAAGTGTTGGGGATAGAGTAGCTGTAAGAGAGACAACAGATGGTCGTTATTATATTAGTGGAAAAGTAAAAGGAGGTATATAGATGGATTTTTTACCAAGTATGCCAAGAGTAAAAACAAATGCTATGGTCAATAAAAGTGATGATATTCCATTATTAAAAGAATATGCTTGGGACTTTGACACCGATAATTTCCTAATAGAGAACGGAAAATTTGTTATTGTAGAGGGCTTAGAAGCATTAAAAGTTAGAAATTATTTAGCCTTAAAAGTATATAAGGGCAGATTTTTTATTTATAAAAACAAGGTTGGAACTAGATTAAAAGACTTAATTGGAAAAGATAGAAATTATGTTAGTTTACACGTTAAAGAAATGATAGAAGAAGCATTATTAGATAATGTATATGTAACTGGCATAGAAAACTTAGAAATAAGCTATACCAATGGAAAAATAACAGTAGAATTTACAGTTTTAAATATATATCAAAATTATACAACAGAAATAGAAATTTAAGAAAGGGGAAACCACATGAGTTATTTTAAAAGTGCAGAACAATATTATAAAGAAATGACAAGCACACTAAAAGACGTTGATACTAGCGAACACAGCTTAATATACAATGCTAATATGCCTATATCTATGGAATTAAGTTATAATACAATGTTATTGGACGAGTTAGAAAAGCAAATACACGCCAAATCTGCCTTAGAAAGTGGATACTATGATAGCTTAGTAAAAATATGTGCAGATATGGGTATAGAAAGAAAGAGTGCTACAACAGCAGATGGTATGGTAACTATAACAGGAGCACAAGGCATAACTATTCCAAAAGGTTTTGCTGTCGCTACAAAATTAGGGATAACTTATAAAACAACTATTCAAACAACAATACCAACAGCAGGAACAATAGATGTATATGTTAAAGCGGATGGAACTGGTGCTTCTTATAATGTAGAGGTTGGCGATATTTGCACTTTTCCAGTCTCATACAAAGGAATAGATACTGTTACAAATAATGAAGCGATAACTAATGGATATGACATAGAATCGTATGAATCGCTATATAATAGATATCTATTAAAGATACAAAAGCCTTCCACAAGTGGGAATAAATATCATTATGAACAATGGGCACTTGATGTTGTTGGAGTAGGTAATGCTACGTGTATTCCAAGTGCAGGGCTAGTAACAGTCATTATAACAGATAGTAATAAGAGAAAAGCAAATGATGAACTAGTACAAAAGACATATGATTATATAGACGAAGTAAGACCACTATTAGCAGGAGAATTGGTTGTAAAATCTGTTAAAGAGGTTGAAATGACCATAACTGGTTTAGTTGAAATTGATGCGAGTGTAAATCTAGGAGACGTACAGAACGCATTTGCCACACTAATAGAAGAATATTTTGATGATAAAGTATATAAAACAAAGAGAATTAGTATAGCTAAAATTCAAGCATTATTAATCGATATAAATGGCGTATTAGATTGTACCAACATAAAAATAAACGGAAGTTATAATAATATCGAATTAAATGTGGATGAAATAGCAATATTAAAGAATGTCGATATAGACAATTTACTAATACCACAATAAATAAAATAGGAGTGATGATATTTGGAACTATCTAAATTTGGACAAAAACTTAATAAATTAGATGGTAACGTTTATACAATAGAAGAAATTATAACCCCTATAGATGGCATTTATGAAGCCGATTTAGAACACGATAATGTAGATACCAATACTATTAATATTTACACAGAAAGTATGTGTAGTGGTAATAAGGTTAATACATATAAAGTAACTACACCTTCATTAACACCATGGAGAAAGCATATAAAAGTATATTCAAACGAGCCTACTTTATATATAACATACGAAACAACAGGCGATACAGTTGAAGCAGACGATGTAAATGACCTACAAGATGCTATAAAATTAACTCAAGAAGGTTTAAATGCTGAAACTGATAGGGCAATAGAAGCAGAAGCACAGCTTCAAACAAACTTAGATAATGAAACTACTAGAGCAAAAAATGCTGAAAAACAACTTCAAACGAATATTGATAACGAAGTCAATAGAGCAAAAAATGCAGAAAATACTATACAAACAAATCTTAACAATGAAGTTAAGAAGGCAACTAATAGAGAAAATGCTTTAGAAACAAGTATTAATGCAGAAACTACTAGAGCAACTAAAGTAGAAGGAGAAATAACAACTAGTTTAAATGCAGAAATAAGCAGAGCAAAGTCGGCTGAAAGTACGCTTACAACAAATCTAAACAATGAAGTTACAAGAGCAACTAAGGCTGAACAAGCTATACAAGCCGCTATATCAACAAATCAACCAATTTGGGAAGATAAATACACTAAGGCAGAAATAGACAATAAAATTAGCCAAGTGGTTAGTAATATGGATTGGAAAGAATCTGTAGCGACTTATGCTGATATAGCGACAACTTATCCTAATCCACAAGATGGATGGACAGTAAATGTTAAAGATACAGATATAACTTATAGATGGGATGGTTCAAAATGGATTTCAATAAGTGCTAACGCTATCCCACTAGCAACAAGTTCTGTAGATGGTAAAATGTCTAAGACTGATAAGAGTTTCTTAGATACAGTTAGAAGTCTTTGGAATAGTGCTGTAACTCATATAAGCGACACTGTAAAGCACATAACAAGTGCAGAGAGAACATTATGGGATACAGTGAGTAACAAACTTGATAAAACAGGCGATACTATTACGGGTACTCTTAATGTTAACAACGCAGGAGAACTTAGAAAAACAACTGGTAGTAGAAATGGTATTGTATTAGCAGGAGATGAAGAAATTGTTATTCGTGGGGGAAATACATATGATTCAGATTTGCTATTGACAGAAAATGTGTTTTCATATGGTGGAAAGGAGATATATCACGCAGGCAACTTAACAAAAGTATCTCAATTGACTAACGATTCTGGATATCTTACTAGTACAGATATTGATGTTTCTCAAAGTCATGTTCATACTAATAAAACTACATTGGATAAAATTACAGAAGATAAATTAACTAGTTGGGACGGAAAGCTTGATAAAACAGGTGGAACTGTTACGGGTAGAATTATATGTAATGGTGGAGTAACTGTAAAAAGCCTTAATGGTGGAGCAGGTACGGCAGGATATATGTATGTAGCAAGAATAACAGTAAATAGAGCGAATCAAGACCAACCCATCATATTTGATATACAGCAAAGAGGTAGATATGGTACAGTAATATTCCAATTTGATAACTCAAGTTCAACAGACCCTGCATTAATTAAGTTTGTAAAAAGAGGAAATATAGAAGCTTATATGGTGAAAGTAAGTGAGAGTGTAAGGGATTTATATATCAAAAAATCAGAGGGTTATGATGTAATTGATATTATAAGCATGGGTAAAGGTGAATATATGACTTACTTGAATATTGATTGGAAAGGAACGACTGTATCAGCTTTACCAACAGGTTATATAACTGCTACTAGAGAATATATGGATATGAGTGTTGCACAATCTGCATTAGATTCTGATGGAAACCAAATTAACACAACTTACGTTAAGAACAGCGATATAAACGCTACACCATTCTATGAAGCAACAGAATTAAGTGCCAACTCATATAATGTCGTTACTGGCTTTTCTAGGACTTCATTGTCAGATGGGTATAATCTTAGGGTTGCAATCCCAACTAACGCCACAGGAGCGACTAGCCTTACTGTAGATAGTGTTAAAGCACCTATTAAGCTAAGTGATGGTAGTAATGTATCTGACTTAAAAGCAGGAGGTGTCTACGCTCTAACATGCTATAATGGAAATTTTATTTGTGCTAGTGCAGGTGGTAGTGCTGATGATGTAACTTTCACTAGCGATAAATTGCTAACAGGCTATACAGCTAATAACAGCAACGGTAAGGCTATAAGTGGTACAATGGTTAATAATGGTGCTCCAACATCTACATTATCTTGTGGTGGTTCATATAAGCTATCAGAGGGATATTATAGTGGTGGTACAATAACAGCAAATTCATTAGCCAGTCAAACGCAAGCAACAGCTACAGCAGGACAAATATTAAACGGACAAACAGCTTATGTGAATGGACAAAAGGTTACTGGGACTATGCCATTTAAAGGACAATATGGATTACAGTGTACATCTCAAACAGTTTGGAATGATAGATTATATTACAGAATACCAGAAGGCTATTATGGAGGAGGTAATTATGACTCAAACAATGGAAAAGCAGAATGTTATTTACCATTCCCAGATGTTGCATCTCAATTAGGAATTACAGCAGATAAATTATTAGTAGGAAACACTATTTGTGGTGTAAATGGAAGTATACCAAGGTTATCCGAAAATTCGCCTATAAATTATGATAGTACAAACCAAACGAAAGTAATTGTAGGTGACGAAGTATTTTCATATACCACTAATACAGACGGAGTTAATAGGGTTCTTATTAGATATGCAGGGGAAAATGGATATATAACAGGTAATACTTTATTTGGAGTGGAAACTTCTCATATGGCTAATAGATTAGGAATAACAGCAGATAAAATAGTAGCAGGTAATACAGTCTGTGGAGTAATTGGTACTGGTGGTACTAGAATTGCAAGTGGAGTAGCTACATCTTATTATAACAACACAACGACTACTCACACTTATTATATTGATATACCTACAGATTTTACACCAAAGGCTGTTTTTGGATATATTGCCTATAATTATATTTCGGGTATACCTGTACTTTTTCAATCAAACAACTTTAATTCTAGTACGGTGTATGTTTCTTATTACAGAAAAAGTGCTCAAGAAGTATTGTGTTCTGTTGTAGACCCCGCAAATTATAATATGAAAAAAATAAAAATAGCTGAGAATACTAGTACTATGTTTTCAGATTATCCTGTTTATTGGTGGGCAATAGGATAAAAGGAGGTTATAAACATTGAATTATGGAATAGTTAAATATGGTGCTGATTTAACACTAAATGAAGAATTATTAAAAGATTATCCCTTTGACTTAAGCAAATATGTACCTTTGTTTATTTATAATGGGGATATTTTCAACAAGATATATAAGGTACAAGAATATCAATTATCTTACCTAGCTATTCAGACAGAAGACCTATTAAACCAAGGTATAGTTGATACAGCAACATGGGGTTTAACAGCGTGGGAGGAAGAATATGGTATTATAACAAATCTAAACTCGTCATATGAAGAACGTAGAGAAGTTATTAAGGCTAAAAAAAGAGGACAAGGTACTTGCACAAAATCATTAATTAAGAATGTTGCAGAAGCATTTAGTGGTGGAGAATGTAGAGTAATAGAGAATACAGCACCATATACATTTACAATACAATTTATTGGTGTAAAAGGTATACCTAAGAATATGAGTGGGTTAAGAGGTGCGATTGACGACATAAAACCTGCTCACCTTGTATACGATTTTAAATATACTTATACATCATGGGGATACCTAGATAGCAAGAATTTGTCTTGGAAAAATGCAGAAGCCCTAACATGGGAAGAACTAGAAATTTACGAATAAAAGAAAGGATGTTTATATAAATGCAATACAGTTTAAATCACGATTTAGGTCTAATGGAAGAAAACGATAATGTTAGAAGAATAGACCTAGTTAACAATTTAGAAGCCATAGACAATGGATTAAGCCCATTTTATGTGGCAGAGAAAACAGAAACTAATGTATATAAAATAACAACAGGAGCAAGTAAAACAGGCTTAAATAATGGATACAGTGTTAGAGTTGCAATACCAAGTGACTCTAATGGTGCTGTATCAATAGTAGTAGATACTGTAAAAATACCTGTTAAGAAACCAAATGGTAATAATGTAACAAACTTTAAAGCAAATGGAGTGTATAGCTTAACATATTATAACTCGGTTTTTATCTTAGCTAGTGGGGGGATGGACGATGTTGCCTTTACTAGCGACAAATTATTAACTGGTTTTAGTGCAAATGATAGTAATGGTGAAAAGATAGATGGAACTATGCCTAATCATGGTAATATCACACAAGTATTATCATTAAATGGAAATATTACACTACCAAGTGGTTATTATGACAGTATTAATGTAAATCAATCAATAACAGCTAGAGGTGCTATAACAGTAGGTCATTCCATGATTAAGAATGGAAGTAATCTTTATTGTAGATTTCCACAAGGAGCATATTTTACCAATTCAGGAAGTGGATTCCCCGAAATAAGCTACCCACAAGCCATAGTCACAGGTGCATTAGGATTAACACCTGATAAAATAGTAGCAGGAGCAGAGATTGGTGGCGTTATTGGTACAGTTTGCCCACAAATACAAGGAGGTACTGGTGCATATAAGATGGTAGGCTCAACTGTAGAGGGCGAAGCTTGTCTAAATCCTAGCAGAACATTTAATAGAAATATAGACGTTATAGACTGCACATACTACTATTACACAGATACTGGTACAAGCAGATACCACAAAGGTCATATATCATATAGGTTTGACTATGAACAAAACTGTTATATCATGCAACAAAGCTATTTTAGGCGTGCCAATGACCAATATCAATATCACCGTGACCCCGTTGTATACTATACATATAGAGGTGACAATTGGTGGGGAACCGACACAGTTCCAAATATGATAAGAAGGAATACAACAAATAATTACGTTAGTTTCTATATACCAAACTCTAACTATGCTCATGGCGGAAATTATACAGTATATTTCTATTAATAAGAAAGGATCAATAACATGAAAAGACTTATCATTTATAATTCAGCAGGTAACATACTATTCACAAAATTGCCTGTTGAGGAAGATGCTTTTGGCTGTATTATTGCCGATGTTCCAACAGATAGACAACCATTAAAGGTAGTTGATGGCGAGGTTATATTGGATGATACAGAGGAAGTTAAAGCACTTAAACAAAGATTAGAAGCAATTAACAATGAAGAATACACTATTAAACAAGAATTATTAGAGAAAGAATTAGGAGGATTATTATAATGAAAACAGATAACTGGATTTATGACTATATTTATGACTTGGTGGAGGTTGAATATATTACAAAGGAAAAAGCACTAGAATATACTACTAAATTCCACGATGCAGGTAAATTAAGCGACGAAGAATACAAAGATTTAATGTTATTCATAGAAGCAACTTACACAGAAGCATAAAAATAGATTTGAATAGGCTGCCAATTAACAAACTTGGTGGCTTATTATCATTTTCAAATTTAAAATTTTACATAAGGAGAGATTTATGAGTAAGTTTTTAATATCTGTAGGACATACAGCAAGTGGTAATGTTGGGTGTGGTGCGACTGGATACTTAAACGAGAGTAATTGTACTAGAGAAATAGCACCATTGGTAGTGGCTAAACTAAAAGCACTAGGGTATGAAGCTGTGAAGTTACAGATAGATAATGCAGACCAATATGACTATGTTAAGAGGGCACAGCAAGCCAACTCAATCGGTGGTGATATGTTTGTCGAGATACATCTTAATGCAGGTTGTGGTAGTGGTTGTGAGGTTTTTACCACTAATGGCTCTAAGGCATACGATTCTGCTGTAAGAGTATCAGAAGCTTTATCAGAACGACTAGGCATACCTAATAGAGGTTATAAGACAACAAGAGGACTATACGTGCTAAACAATACAACTATGTCTGCTATGCTAATAGAAGCGTGCTTTGTGGACAATGAAGCTGACTATAAAGCATATAATGCAGAAACAATAGCAAATGCAATAGTAGAAGGTTTAACAGGTCAAGTATCAGAAAATAACACAGGATGGCATGAAGATAGTAAAGGTTGGTGGTATGTATACGCTAATAATTCATATCCAAAATCAACTTGGTTTAAGGTTGGAAAAGACTGGTATTATGCCGATGAAGCAGGTTATTGTTATCAAAACATGTGGCTTAAAGACAAGGATAAATGGTACTACTTCAAAGATAACTGTAAGATGGCTTGTGGTGAAACATTAACATATAGCTTTAATAGTAATGGAGAGTGGATATAAATGGAGATATTAAACAAAATATTAGAGCCTAAGTGGCTTATAGTGGCTATTATGTTGGTATGTATGGGTTACTTAACTTTTGCAGGTAAAATAGGAACAGAAGCCTTTATATCAATTATATCAGTAATCGTAGGCTATTACTTTGGTGCTAGTGCTAAAGACAAGGAAAGAACAACAAAAGATAAGGACAACAAGGAGGACAACTAGAAAGTAGGCGATTAAAAATGTGAGTAACGATGATAAGACTGTAAATATATTATTAGACCAATTGGAAAAGACACATAAGCTTACAAGTATTTTAACAACTGGACTAGTAAAGGTTAGTATTGGCATTTTAGTGGCTGTAACTGTAGTGGCTGTAGCAACAATAGGCTCTTATTTTTGGAGTCCAGACAGCTATGATTACAACATTGATAACACAAATTCAACTCAATTAGACTCAAATACAAGCATAGGTGGTGAAGATATTGATAATTAG